AGCTTTGAGCTCAGGCAACCGTTCGGGTTAATCAAGAAAAACCTGCTCCGACCCTCGCTCGCCCACGATCTGAAGATCTAGTCACTGGCGGTCTGGAGCAGGTGTGGAACAACTTACAAGTAACTTTGCGGGCAAAGTAACCAAAACCCTCCGCCCGATCATCCGGCCCTCGCTGCGCGAGGGTTCGCTCACTCCATCGCCGTTCCAGAGGCCCGCCGCGGTGGGCCATCCCTGGCCCATCGCGGCTCTCGCGACATCCATGTCGCTCGACCTCTTCCACGACAATTCCGTTCGCCCTCCTGGGCGGGCTCTGCACGCGCCTGAACCTGCGGTAACCCAGAAGTAGCACGGAGTGCTTGTACATATGTCAGCCTAGGGCTGACCAGGATGCCGGCTAATGAAACTATTGGTTTAACTCGCCAACCCAATCGCGACTTCATCGCTACTAGAACACGCCGAGCAATCTATGGAATGCCGGTTCGTTCAGGCGCGCAGATGCCCCCCTTCAGGAGGCCGAACGCAGGCATTGCGCAGGGGGCGAGCGGCATGGATGCCGCGAGATACCGATGGCGGCCCCGCTTGAAGGGCCATGGATGGCCCTTGCAAGCCGACCCCGGAGCGGTGCCGGAGTGAGGGAAGTCGAGCGCAGCGAGACCCGGATGGCGGGGGTGCGTTTCTTTTGCTTACTTTTCTTTGCGCACTTCAAAGAAAAGTCAGTCGCCCGAGGGGGCGAAACCCGAAATATCTGAAGACCCCCAAAGCGGCGTCCAGAATGTGCAGGCTTGAGAAATATATGACAGGGAAAGCGTGATAAAGGCGGGATATAACGGAACGAGGCGTGAAATAGCGGGATGGGTTTTGTAACGGTGTTGCCATAGGTGAAACGGCGGCGGCCGTTGGTTAGAGGCCGTCGCCGAAGTCGATTTTATGCTGATCCTGGTCGAACTTCCTGTCCTGCGTCCGCTTGAGCAGTTTGTAGATCGCATTCTCTGTCATGTCATATTCAACGGCGAGCGCGTGGTGGTTGCGGCCGTTGAATTTGCCCAGGATCTCCAGATCCCGTTGGGTGATCCGCCAGCGGAAGTCCTTCGGGAACGTGACGCAGCTTCCCGCCCAGGTGTTGGACAGATGCTCGACCACCGCCGCGCCGGCCTGCTCGGCGATCTTCGCGTTTACACCATGCTCAGAAACCACCGCCGCAACGTGATCGGCGATATCGCTGAGTAGCTCGTGGCGCTTCTGTGCCATAGCTGTGGGCTTGGTGCTCATGCGTTCCCCCTTGCCGCTGCGATGCGGCGTTCGGCTTCCTCTTCCTTTATAAGGCCCAGGCGCAGATCGGCGTTGATGCGGCCGATCGCCTCCTGGATGGTCTGTTGCGGTGAAGGGCCGGCCCGCGTCGCCTTGGCCGGCGCGGCGGCTTGCACCTGGACAGGGTCGCTGGCGATGCCGTAGACCACCGTGCGCAGGTAGTTGTGGTTATCGAGCGGCAGCGACAGGCGATCGCGGGCGATCAGCATCTGCTCGATGCCGGCCGTCCAGATCCTGGGCGGCGCTGGCTTGTTATCGTTTTTGCGGGCGTCCTTTTGCACCGTGCCGGCGTTGACCAGGTCGAGCAGCTCTTCGACCAGCTTGATCGCGCGGGTCATGCGCAGGCCGCGCTTGGCCGGGCTGAACAGGCGCAGGTAGTTGAGCACCGCGCGGCCCAGCTTCGGATCGAGGCCGGCGAGCAGCGCCGCCAGCTTCTTGCCGTCCGCGTCTGCGAAACCGGCCTCGATCGGAAACTGCTCGCCGCAGCATGGGCATTGCAGCTGCATCAGTACCCCCTTACGCCATCTAGGATGCCCAGTACCACCGCACTACCAACCGAGGTGAACGCCAGCCACGCCAGAATGGGCAATACAACTTCAGGAGCTGGCATCACTCACCCTCCTGCGCCAGAACGGCTGCATTCAGGGCATCCACCAGGGCCTTGAGGATTGGACGCTGCCTGCGCCACCCCTCGGGCAGTTCTTCCAAACCCTCCAGGCGTTCTGGAGTGTCCACCCCGAGGCGCTTGCAGAGGTCTTCCACCTGGTGGAGTAGCTGGCGTTTCTCCTGCTCGACGTGCAAGGCGGCGATCAGGGCGTCGAGCTGATCGGCTTTTTTCAGCCATGCCACGCGCTGAACCTTGAACATCTGCCGGGCCAGCGCGTCGGCATAGGCCCAAGGCAAGCCCATGTCCGCGAGCTGGGCCTCGATCTTGTCGATACGGGGGCCGAGCTGCAGGGCGTTGTGAGGTTTGCCTGCTGCCTTTCCGCTGGGCTTCGGCTTAAACCCGAGCCGCTCCAGCTCGACCATCAGACGCCCGGCCTGGCGGCTGTTCAGGTCTTTTGCCGACTCGACGCCAGCGACGCGGCGCAGCAGCGCGCGATAGCTGTCGTCGTCCATGCCCAGTTGGCCCTTGGCGATGTGGATTTTGCTGAGTACGCCTTTCGAGACACTCATACGCGGCCACCTGCAGAGCAGCTCAGACGATTGAGGCGGCGCTTGATGGCTGCCGTCTGCTTGCGCAACGCGCGCAGTTCGGCACTGACGTCGATGGTGGCCACCACCACGGGCTGGGCTGGTTGCTCCAGTACCGGCTTGGCCTTCACCGGGGCGGCAGGCTTGGCCGGTTTCGCCTTGAGCGGCGCGGCCTGTGCGGGCGTCTGCTGCTCAGGGTGGATCGACTTCGAGCGCCAGGGGCCGCTTTCCACCGGGCGGCGGAAGTTGTCGAAGGCGTGGATCTCGCCGCCCTTGGCCAGGTACTCAGCGATCTTGGCATCCAGCTCGGCCTGGCGCTCCTGGGGCTTGGTCATGTCCGTTGACGGGGCTTCCTTGAAAATTGGATGGCCCATCACTGCACCTCCCGGCCAACGATCAGCCAGCGGCTCATGCCCGGCTGATCGCTGGGCTTGAGGGCGATGCGTTCGACGTGGTCGAGCTGCTCGCCAAACAGCTTGACGCCCAGGTGGCGCACGGCCTCGTCCTCGGAGTGGCTGCAACTGGCGCGCTGGCTGCGCACGGTGTTGGTCTGGTAGGCACCCATGCAGTACTTCACGGTGCATTCGAGAGTTTGCATCTCACACCCCCTGAGTCAGTCGGACGACGGGCTTGTGACCCAGGCCGTGGTGCAGTTGGGCGCTCTTGCCTGCCTGGTAACCGGCCTCGACGGCACCTTCATCGCGGGCTTTGAGCTTGCGGCGCTTCATTTCATGCTTGCCCAGGTCGGCGTGGTGTTTCGCCATGTAGGCCTCAATTGCTTCGGCGATGTTGTCGTCGACACCCGCGAACTGGTCGACCTTGAGGTACACGGCATCAATCCAGCCGTTGGCGAAGTGATCGCCGCGCGCGACCTTGGTTGAACGCTTGCAGCGCTTGTTCTTCGGTGACTGCAGGAACTCACGGCGAGCCTTCTGCAACTGCCGCTCCAGCACCTGATAGGCGTACCCGCTCAGCTCTGGAGCAGCTGCACAGCCAACAAAGATGAAGGCACCTACGACGTCGAAGTGATTCGTCAGCTTCTGCGTGATGATCATGCGCGTGCCGAATGCATGGGCGCACACCTGAGCCAGGCGGATACGCCAGGTGGGTGGGGTACCGTCCGAGCCGGCCTCGATAGTGACCTCGCCGGCCATGCTGGCCAGCACGTCGCCCATCTCCAGGTTGTAGGCCTCCATCAGCTTATGGGCCTGGCGCAGGGCGATCTCGGCCTCGTTCGGATTCGAGCCCTTGCCCTTGGCCATCTCCATGCACTTCTTGATCTTTTCGAGAATGCGATCCTGATCCATCTCACACCCCCGCCAGGCTCAGGTTGATGGGTTCGTAGCGGTCATCACCGATGCGCTGGTAGACGCGGATGTAGACGGCTTTGCCGTTGACCTGCAGGGCGTCCTTGAGGGCGACCATTGCGGTTTTCCACTCGGGGTCGTCGATCTCCAGGCGCAGGAGGCCGAGCACGTCGTTAGTGCGGAAATGGCCATTGCGACCCATGAAGGCGCGATCGACCAGAGCCATCAGGTGATGGTTGGCGCCTACGCCCCACTTGCGAGTGCAGGCGTAGATCAACTCTTTTGCGGCGAGGATCTCTTCGGTGAAGGTCAGGCGATCAGCCAGGGCCTTCTCGATCTTGAACTCGCCGTCATAGGTGGTGATCGAGACGTTGCCCTTCTTACCGCCCAGCTTGACGTTGTAGCGCTCCAGGGAGATGGCGATCAGATCGTCGATATCGGCCAGGGCCTTCTTCTTGAATGCCGCCAGGGCTTCGCTGATGGCCACAGCCTGGCTGGCCAACTCGCGGGCGACACCGTCGCGCAGCTTGTCGTGCTCGCGGATCTTATCAACGGGTACGAAGAAGCCCTGCGCATTGCGCATGCAGCCCTCGGGGACTTGGATTTGCTCAGCCATGGGTTTCTTCCTCGGCTTGTTGGGCATTGGTTTCGAGTTCGGCCTGTACCGCCTCGCGGAAACGGCAGATCTCGTCGTTGAGCTTGTGGCCACCGATGGTCGGATGGGCCGAGGCGTAGCCAGCGGCGCGCTTGAGCAGCGCCAGAGCTTCGAGCAGGCGTTGTTCGAGCGTTGCAGGTGCGGTTTCTGGGGCTTGCTTGTTCATCAATGCACCCTCCCATCAGCGGGCTTGAGGTTGGCGCGGTAGGCCTGGGTGAACTGCTAGACCTGGCGCATGACCAGCGCGTTATCGCCGGCCATGTGGGCCTCGCACATCACCGCGATCTGGCTGCAGAGCAGATTGCTGGCCTGGGTGAGCTGGTGCAGCGCCATATGGAGCTGGTTGTAGCGCTGGCTCTCGTTCTGCAGGCACTGATCCATCTCCTTCATCTCGGCGCGCATGGTGTCGAGGAAGCTCTCGAAGCCGTTGAGAAAGAGCAGCGTGCCGTCGTCGTCGACCTGGAAGGTCGTGCTGTGCAGTGGGATGCGGACGCCTGCGATGCTGGCATGCACCTCGATTGCATCAGGCTCGCGGCCAAGCTCACGGGCAACGGTGCCAAGTCGCTGAGCCAGCATCTTTGCGGTAATCGGTTTGGCGCTCATGACTCCTGCTCCTTCACCGGCGTAAGCCAGCAGACTTGGCAGCCGCCGAGGCGGACGCTGTTGAGGGTTTTGGTGCCGTGGGTGCTCCAGCTCACGCCGCGCCATTCGTGCTTGAACGATGCGGCGAGCTGCTCGGAGTCCTCGGCGTTGATGAAGATCCTGCCGTCGAGCGGTGAGGCGCCCTCGATGCGCACGCCCACCGCGCGCAGGCGGCGGGTCATGTCGTTGAGGGCGCGGAGCTTGTCGGCCAGCTCCGGGGTCAGCACGGTGCACATGGGCAGCGCGTGCTGGATGGAGATATCGGCGGCGATCTTGGCGTTGAGCGGGATGATGTTGGGGGCTGCCATGGTCATTCCTCCTCGTCGCTGGCCGGGGCGGTGCGTTCGATGGAAAGCGGGAACTTCTCGAACTGAAGCCGTGCAAGGCGAAGCGCCAGACGCCATACCGAATGGCGTTCTCCATCGAGAATGGTTGGGTTGGCATCGTCGACGCCCAGGCATACCTGGCTGCCTTCGGCGGCATTGATCATCTTGTCGAGGTTGGCCAGGCGGTGCTGGTGCCACTCGATCAGCGGCTTGGCCAAGTCGAACTGCGCCTTTTTTGCCCCAGCGGTGTGCGCTTCGTCCTCGAATGCGATCAGCAGCTCAAGAAGTACTTGCTTCTCTTCCTTCGCCTTCTCTTCGGTGTGACCAGGACGCTCAGATCCGACCATTCGGAAGGCACTGGCATAAACCACTGCCTGCTCCATGATTTGTTCGATGGTGATGGCCATGGCTCACACCTCCTCGACAATTTCAGCCGTGACCAGCGGCGAGCCGATGGCGGCGGCGGCGTTCAGGGCGGCGGTGATGACGTTCTGCACGGCCAGTGGGTAGGCCACGGAGTAGCCCACCTGGTTGCCCTTGCCGGGGCTGCTGAGTTTGGCGTGCAGGGCAGCGATGGCGCTGGGCTCGATGACTTCGCCGAGCTGCTTGCCGGCCATCTGGAAACGGTGCGCCAGGAAGCCGTCCAGGTTGGTGCCCAGCGGGTTGAGGGTGAGCAGTTCGCAGCGCTGCACCACTTCACGCACTTCCGGGGTGCGCTCGTCGAGGCGACGGCCAAGCTCGGTCTGGCCGAGCAGGACGATGGACAGCAGCTTGTCGAAACCGCCGTCGCCTTCCAGCTCGAAGAAGCGCTTGAGGTGCTTGAGGGTCGGCACCGGCAGGCTGTGGGCCTCTTCGATGATCAGCAGGTGCTTGTTGCCCATCTTGGCGCTCTCGCGCAGGGCGCGGTGTACCTGGCGGAACCTGGCCTCGCTGGAGCGGGCCGGTTTGGCTGCCGGGCTGATCTCCTCCAGGATGGCTTCGCAGATGTGCGCCGACTTGAGGGTCTTGCCCTTGATGTCGTTGTCTTCCATGGCCAGCACATAGGGCTCGATGATCACGATGGGCAGTCGGTCGCGGGCGATGCGCGCCCGCAGATCCTTGCGGATCGTGGACTTGCCGCTGCCGCTTTCGCCGACCACCGCAGCGAACAGGTTGCCGTGCTTGGCGCCCTGATACAGGGACTCGCGGACATAGCGGATGTCCGGCGACATGAATAGCTCGTCGCTGCTGCCAGGCTCGGCGAAGGGGTCGCGGAACAGGCCGAACACCTTCTTGGCTTCTGGAGACAGCGTCTGACGGCGTAGTAGCATGGGGTTGTGCTCCTCGTTGTTGATTGCGTCTTCGGCGGGGGACTCAGGCGCGGGGGAGTTGCAGCTCCCCTGCGCCGTCTCTTTCTCTTCGTATACGGCGAACGGATCGTTCGAGACGGTGGCGCCGCAGCGGGCCAGCCATTCGAGGATGCGTGCCTTCAACACCTCGGGCGCCACGCGCTTGGGCCACATGTTGTGGTTGAGCAGTTGCGCGATGGTCGGGTTGGAGTAATTCAGTTCGCGGCCCAGCTCCGCTTGGGTGAGTTCGTTGTAGGCCAGGTCTTTTTTGAGCATCAGCATCAGGCACCTCCTGCCAGAGTGAGCTTGGGTCGTTGGGTGAATGCAGCGCGCAGAGCAGCCAGGACATCAGGCAAGGCATCTTCCTGAACACCTGACGGGTAGTGCTGGCTGAGCCAGGCGTAGTGATCGGCGCCCCAGGCCGGGAACTCGGCCTGCAGGCGCTTGGCGGCGGCGAATACCGAGAGCGGCGGCAGCTCGATGGTCGGCAGCACCAGGTCATGCTGAGTGCCACGGCGTGGCAGGAAGGTGGGCAGCTCGGCTTCGGTCATTTCCTTGAAGGGCTGCAGCTTGCCGCCGAACGGGATGGCCTGGGCCTTGCGGGCTGCGTCGGCCTGCTCGCCCATGGCCAGCTTGTCGGCTGCCTTGCGGGCAACCTGGGCCGGGGTGTCGGCCTTGCGGATGAACTTCTCGCCGATGGTGGCGGCAGCCACGTCGAAGCCCAGCTCGTTACGCTCGATGGCGGGCACCACGTAGAACACCTCGCGCCCATCGGCATCGACAGCCACCACCTGGGCGGCATCGTTGCGCCAGGGGTTGCGGGTGACCAGCAGGCGATCGTTGACCATCACGCCCGGCACCATGGAGACGTCGTATTCGCGGCCCTGGAAGCTCACGCGCACCTTGCTGTTGACCTTGCGCAGCTCGGGCTCGGCCACGGCCAGGCGGCGGCACTCATCAACGCCCGGCACCTTGATCAGTTGGTGCTCGCGAATGCTCATCCACACCGCCGAGCGCGTCTTGCGGTGGCGAGAATGCACGGCCTTGGCGTTGTAGTAGCCGCGCCAGATGCTGGCCAGGTGGTTGAGTTCGTCCAGATCTTTGACCGGTTTGAACTTGAGGCCAGCCTCGAACTTGCGCTCGATGATGTTCCGCGCGTTCTCCACCTGGCCGGTCACGCGGGCGGCGCCCGGTGCGTGGACGATGGTTTCGATGCCCAGCGAGCGGCACAGATTCTTGGCCATGGCCGAGGTGTTGGCCGAGCCGGGATCCATCATCAGGATGCTGGGGCGACCGTGCATGATGTCGGCGCCACCGCGCTCCTGCATGGCGTTGATCAGCACGCTGCAGAGGTTTTCGCCGCTCTCGGCGCCCATCACGTATTCGAGGTAAATCCAGCCGCTGGCGTGGTCGGTGATTTCGTACGACCACACGCGGTCGGCAGCGATGCGTGCGAGGTTCTTGGGCTTGTTCTTGTAGAACTCGGCCGAGTCCATGACGCGCAGGCCGTTCTCTTCCGCCTTGGCGCTGGGCTTGAGGTAATAGAGCACGCACAGCGAGGCGTCGATCTGCCAGACGTGGTTCGGGTGCAGGCTCTGCAGCTCGGTGACCGGCGCCGGAGCCAGCAGTTGATCGGGGTGCAGCTTGTAGGCATGCAGCGCACGGTTGATGGCGCTGATCGACAGCGGGCGGATCTCGCCGGTTTTCTTGTCGGTGTACTCGGCGCGGATCATGCCGCTGATGCGCAGGGCATCGACGGCATCGCCTACTGAGTAGAGGCGCTTCTCGTTGCGGCGGGCGGTTTCCATCAGCGCGGTGCTGATGGTCAACGCCTCGTCGCGGGTGAGCGCGCTTTGCCCGGCATCGGCGCGGCGCTTGCGTGAGGTGGCGGCCACGGTGACCTCCTCCAGTTTGCGGTAGATGGTGGCCTGGCTTAGGCCGAGTTCTTGCGCCGCTGCTTGGCACAGCGCCGTGCGCTGGCCATGGCCCGCGCGTTCCAGGGCGCGGGCCAGGTCAACCAGGCGTTGGGTGATAACGGCGCTCATGGGTCAGGCCTCGTCCTTGATCGGGCTCACGCCTTCCTGGTGCATCCAGGTGAAGTCCTCTTCGTCGCCGCTGACTTCGGGCAGCTGGAACTCGGCTTTCAGCTCGCCCAGCAGGCGCTGCAAGTGGGCGATCAGTTGGGCCTGGAAGTTGCGGTGGTCGCTGCCGGTTTCGCTGGCGTGCTGATCCAGCGTGGCGAAAGCCGCGCGCAGCTTGCCGCTGATGTCGGCCTCGGCCTCGAAGGCGATGCCAGCGACTTCCTGGCGCAGTTCCTTGGCAGCCTCGTCGGCGCTCATGGTTTCGATGCGGCGCTTGGCCTTGGCCAGATCCTGCTTGGTGCGATCCAGCTCGGCGTTCTTCTTGCTCAGCACTTCGCCCTGGGCTTCGTAGTCGGCCTGGGTGTCGGCGAGCTTCTTCTGCAGCTCTTCCTTCTCTTTGGTGTGGTTGTGGATCAGATCCTCGGCCAGCACCTGCACGGCCTCGAAATTGCCCTGCTTGGAGGCTTCGATCAGGGCTGACTTGGCGTCGTCGGGCAGGCGGCGCCATTGGCGCAGCTCGCGATAGCCGATGCCCATGCGGGTCATGGATTCGAGGGCTTCTTCGCCGAAGGCGCGCAGGTTGGCGATGTCCATGTCGGCCTTGTCGACCGAGATGCCGAGCACCGAACAGAACTCAGCCCAAGTACCTGAAAACTCCGAACCGTTCGGAGCCTTCTTGCCAGCAAGGGCGCGGTAGAGCTTGTTTTCCTTGACGTATGCGAGCTTGGAAGTCCGAACGGTTCGGGAAAATTCCTCGAAGGCGCCGGCCATTTGAGCCTGTCCGAGCAGTTGATTGACCAGGTCGCGCTCGTCCTGCAGGCCCTGGGCAATCGCGCCCAGGTTCTGGATGACATTTACGGCGTCTTCGTTGACCGGTGCGTCTTGCTGCAGCTCGGTGGGCGTGGTGGATTTACGTGGCATCAGGCAGCCCTCCGCTCGGCGTCGCCAGTCATCGCACGCAAGCGGGCAATGGCCTCGGTGCGGTCGCCGTTGGCTTCGATCAGGGCATTGCGGAACTCGTCGGCGCCACGGCAGCAGCCGTGGAAGTAGGCATCGAACTCCAGGCTGCCCTGCGGGTAGTTGACGGTGGTGGGCTCACCCTCGATGCGCAGCTTGAGCGCGGCGCAAAGGCCCTCGACATACACGCTGCTGTGGCGGTCGCCGCCGCGCAGCAGGTGTTGGGCCAGTTTGGGGTAGTTCATGGCGTGCTCCTTGTTGTCAGCGTGCGGCACCGGCCAGCACGCGTTGGTTGATTTCGTTGATGCGGAGCTGTGCGGCGCCCATCTCGTTGGCGTGGGCCTGGGCGATCTGCAGCAGCGCGATGCTCGGGGCGAAGCGGCCGTTATCCAGCTTCACGGCCAGGCCCTCGGCGATCAGGGTGTTGAGGGCGCGGTTGATGTTCGGTGCGCTCTCGCCCAGGCCCTTGGCCAGGTCGCCGTTGCTGATGCCGGTGAGGCTGTAGCCCTTGAGGGCCTTGAGCACGCGGAGGATCCGCGCGCCGCTGTCGGAGGTGCGTGGGGTGGTCATTCGCTGAGATCCAGTTGTGGGTTGGCGTGCTGCTGCACGTTGCTGCGGTGCCAGGCCAGGCTGGTGAGCCCGCTTTGCAGGGCGGCCAGGGTGTCGTCTGCCTCGGCCTGGCCCTGGTAGAAGGCGATCACGGCGCCGATGGTGGCGTTGAGCACGGCCTGCAGCTCGTGCATGTCCTGGGCGCTGCAGGTACGGCCGGCCGGGATGTCGATCAGCAGCTTGCCGCTGGTAGAGGCCAGCCAGCGGCTGACCAGGGCGATGCCGCAGGCATGCTCGAATGCCGGGATCAACACAGCAGGCATGCGCCCCTCGGTGAGCCACTTGTACAGGGCCCAGTGGTTGGCCTGGCCCATGCGCTCGGCAATGCGCTCGACGCCTAGGTTGTGCCGCTCCTTGGCGAACTCCAGCGACCACTCCATGGCCTGGCGGATGCTGCTGGGCTGGGCGTTCTTCCAAGAGCGGCGCTTCATTGGATGGCCCTCCCGGCAAGGCTTGCGGCGGCTTCCAAATAAATAGGCTTTTTGCCCATTGGCAACGCTGTTACCAAAAGGCCAGTCTGTTGGGGTACATTCACCCCGACCGGAGATACGGACATGGCTACTACTGACCCTCTTGTTCTTGTTGCTGCGATGCGTTCGGCGTATTTGGCGTTGGCTCGCCGCCTAGCGCTGGAGCACGGCCTTGATCTGAATGGGCTTGCTGACGATCTGGATATGCTGGGCTCGACTCAGCCAGATGCTGACTGGAAGGAGGGGCATCAGACGCTTTCGGATCTGCTGCGCGGGATCGCGCTAGGTGTGCCAGCAAACGATGACTGATCTCGCCCGCCTCGCTAGAACGGAGCGCGGCGGCGTCGATACCAAGCAACGGGGCTTGATGACTGAAACCCAGCTCGTTGTGTGTGGCCTGCAGGCGGTCACCGACCAGCCGGCCGGCGCCGATCAGCATCAGGCGGTTGACCAGCTTGGCGGTGCCATCGGATGCACGGGTGCGATCGACGAAGATCAGCGCCTGTTGCTTGGCTTCTTGCAGGTGGGCGGCGATGGCTGGGCCATCACCCGGCGCGCAGGCGATCAGCGCATCGAGCGCGGCGCGCCAGGCGTCCATCTCGTGAGGGAACAACTCGATCTCCTCGATTTTGATTTGCGGCTTGTCGGTCATGGCAGTGACCCTCGCTGCGGTTGAGGTAGGGGGTGGGAGAACGGTCAGGCGGCTACGGCTTCGCCATCTTTGAGGCCGAGGGCAACGGCAATGACATGCGATTGGCCGTAGTTGCCCTTGGAGAAGCCGTTAAGCACTTGATAAACGGCAGTGGGCGGGAAACCGTGGTCTTTGGCCCACTGGGTGACGGTCAGGCCTTTGGCGCGAAACTGGGCCTTTACCTGCTCGACGGTCTTGGGTTTTTGCTGGGTTGCCATGGCGGTGGCTCCTCGGCTGCTAGTTGAAGATTCTTAGGAATCTTTGGTGTTTGTGGTGCTGAGTATGGGTAGAAAGCTACCCATCGTCAAGGAGGTTTATGGGTACTTATTTACCCATCGGAGAGCGTCTTGCTGAAGAGAGGAAGCGGCTCGGGTTCAATCAAACCGACTTCGCCGCTGTGGCTGGAGTAAGCAGAAAGACTCTTTTTGGGTATGAGAGCGGCGAGCGAGCGCCAGATGCAGGAGGGCTTGCGGCTTGGGCTAGCGAAGGGATGGACGTGATGTACGTCGTGCTGGGGGAACGGTCAAAAGCTAACCCAGCCAGTCAACTGCCAGCAGATGAGCAGGTTTTGTTGGAGGCTTATCGTTCTATGCCGGCGCCCGCTCGTAAGGGACTATTGGCTGAGCTGCTTGTGAGCGGAAAGAAACCAAAGGCAAAGCCGCGAGCTGCCGATGGAATCCAGGTTTCAGGAAGTGGCCATAGGGTTGCTGGAAGGGATTACAACGAAACGAAGGAGTAGAACCGTGGATATCCAGGTTGAGGGGAGCAACAACCGTGTCGCCGGTCGGGACTATTACGAGAATCAGATCAAGCCTTGCCCCAGATGTGAGATTAGGGTCATTGATCGCGAAAGGGATATTTGCAACCACTGCACGAAGGAAGAGAAAGAACAGATCGCTCAAGGGATACTGATGACGCTTGGCCTGGGTGCTCTATTCATCTTCGGCTGGTTGCTCAATTGGCGTACTGAGCGAGGCATGCCTGTTGGTCTAGAGGGACTGATTGAAACGTTCGCTCTGGCTATTGGCATAGTGATCGCTCTGGCGTCTGTGCTCTGGCTCTTTCTCCCGTTGGTTTGGGAAATCGGTGCTGTCTACTTTCAGGAGCGGCGCAGACGCCGCCGTTAATAACCCCCAGTCAAGGAGAGACCCGGCTTATGAATGTCAGACCTTTGGTTTCAGCTGCGCTGGTAACCCTGTTGCTATCGGGGTGCGCCACTGACTATCGAAACAAGGCCCCTGCAGAAGTCGCGCAGGCAACTCGCGTGCACGACAGCGAATACAGTGAGAACAGGATCTACCTGGCTCCGCCTGTGACAGGTAATCCCGTGATGGGTATGACCTACGAAGCCCAGCTTGCAGCTATTCAATCCAAGAAGGATGGCTCCATAACCCATGCACTCAGGGTCAGGTGGAGCTATCTCTCCCACGCTTGGATGTTCTTCTCCAACGCCACTCTGCCTGGGCCTATTCCCCTTGAAACCGTTTCCACCAACAGGGAGGTGCATAGCTGCCGCTCTAGCCGTTGCAGCTACTACGAAAGTACGTCCGCAGTTGTGCCCCTGGAGATCCTGGCCAATGCAGGCTCTGGCTTGAAGGTTCGCTTCTCCTCGCAGCAGGGTGCAGTCATCGTTGAACTGCCAGCCACCTATGTGCTCGGTTATCTGCAAGCCATGTCTACGGCGCTGGGCGGGGCTGTTGCGCCCCCAGTTGCTGCTCCGGCCTCAAGGATTCCCAAGTGGGAGGCTGTGCCGACACGTCCTGCAGGCCAGGCTGGTGAGGTAGTGGTGAAGAGCAAGGAGCAGCAGCTCCAAGAGCTGCAGAACACGCCGGGGCTGAGTTATGAGGAGTACCAGCGTCGGTATAAGGCGATTACGGGAAAATAGTGAGATGGAGCTTTGAGTTGAAGATCGATACGCAACTGCTGCAATGGATTTACGTCGTTGTTGCTGCACCGCTTCTGGGTTGGCTTGGCGCCTGGTTACACCAACAGAACAAGGCCAGGCAGTCGCGTAAGGCACGTGTCGAGTTTCTTCGTGGGTTGCCGGAGGAGGCGAAGCTGTGCCTGCTGGGCTTCTACCACAACAAAACCCACACCATGCGTGGTGATCCAGGCGCTCCGGTAGTGCGCTATTTGACCCAAATGAAAGTCCTGCACGTCGGTACTGGCGGTGGAACATTCGATGCAGTTGATCGCTACCTCACCGTCATGTCGGTCTATTGGTCAGTTTTCGATAGGTGGCTGGTAGCAGACGTGGATGCCATCAGGTTGCTTTCTGAGCATCTCCAAGACGAGCTGGAAAACCAATAGGCCTATGAGCCAGGAGCCTCTATGAACAGGGACGCACTGTTTGCCATTTTCGAGAAGCACTGTGGAGCCGAATGGCAGCAAACCGAGCCAGTCGCACTTTCTGCTTGGGACACGGTGGAGGCGCTCTGGCCGCTCAATGAATACTTCAGGCCCAACTATCAGGCATTCCGTTCGCTGCAGTACAGCCAGGCCTTTGAGGTGAAGGCTGATGAGGCTTTGACGAATTTTGCGATCACCGGCACATGGGGGTTGGTGAGTGTAGAGACCTGGCGCGTCATTCTTGAGCGACAGCAGCAAGCAATTACAGCGCTGCCGCTGCATGAGATGAGTGGTGGGAAACCATGGGTATTCGTCCCACCTACGTTGCCCGATGCTGCTCTAACAGCTGCTGCAGTCCTTGTTGTGCTGCATGGAATGAAGCTCCCGTTTCCAGTTGCTGATCGAGCAAGCTACGAACCCTCGCTAAAACCGCAGGGTTAATATCTCCGGCTGCTGCAAAAGCTTTGGCCTGCTCTTCGCTGTAAATCCCTCTCCATTGATTCATTGCAGCCTCTTCCGGTTTATCTAACGACATGAAGAGACTGCTGCATTTCGACGGCAATGTATTTTTGCCGCGTCCAAATTACTCCGCGCGCGCGCGAGGCGAAGCTGTTCATGCATCCCGTTGGAACGGATCGGGATACGAACAGCCACGGCCAGGGATGGCCACCCTCGGAGCGCAACCATGCCCAACGCCCGCACACCCAAGCGCCGCATTCTGCCGCGCATGACCGTTTTCGCTGTTATCTCCATCCTCCTGCTGCTGGCCATCTGGTACGTGCGGCCCGAGCAGTTGCAGGTGGTGCTGTACAAGGCCGCGCTCATCACCATCGGCGCGGTGCTGGGCTACTACATCGACCGTGCGGTGTTCCTGGTTGAGGCTCGGCCACACCAGTGCATCGGGGGCATTCATATCGTCGGGGCCTGGATCCGCCGAGCGCTGCTGGTGATGGCGTGCATCCTCGGCATGACGCTGGGGCTCTGACCATGGGGCGCATCAAACACCTCGGCGGCGTGCTCTGGCATAGCTGCCGCATCCTCTGGCACCTGGATCCGCGCCTGGTGCTCTATCCGCTGCTGATGATCGTGGTGTGTCTCGGTGCCTGGGCGATGCCTGTGCAGGCCGCCAGCATTCCCACCGCCGCCGAGCAGCACCGTCGCACCCTGGTGCGCGCTGCCCATGCTGAGTGGGGCCTGGGGGCGCCTGTGGCGACGTTCGCGGCGCAGGTGCATCAGGAGAGCGCCTGGCGGGTGAATGCTCGCTCTGGCGTCGGCGCCGAAGGCCTGGCGCAGTTCATGCCCGCGACTGCCGATTGGATGGCCGAGATCTACCCGCGCAGCCTGGGCCCGGCGCAGCCGTACAACCCAGGCTGGGCACTGCGGGCGCTGGTGGCGTTCGACCGCTGGCTATACGAGCGCAACCAGGCCGCGACCGAGTGTGACCGCTTCGCCTTTGTGCTGGCTGGCTACAACGGCGGCCAGGGCTGGGTGAATCGTGATCGACGGCTGGCATCGGCAAAGGGCGCCGATCCGCTGGCCTGGTTCGATTCCGTCGAGCGGCACAACGCTGGTCGCTCGGCTGCCAACTTCCGCGAGAACCGCCATTACCCGCGCGCCATCCTGCTGCGCTGGGAGCCGATGTATGCGGCTGCCGGCTGGGGGGCTGGTGTGTGCGCCGACAGGTATAGCCGCCATGAAGATCCCGACGCTGTTTCTGCTCGCCACGTTGACCACCAGTTCGCCTGCCGCCTGCTCCCGGAACTGGCTGGCTGCCGCAGACCTGAACGTATCGCCGCCGCCCCACGTTCGACCGGCCAAGGTCTGGTTGCGCGAGCGCGCGGACAAACGCGCACCTTTGCCGCGCTGGCTCAAGCGTAGGGGGCGGTGATGAAGAACGTCCTCGGCTGGCTCAGTGATCACTGGTACCTCCTGATCTTCGTGGTGCTGGCGTACCTGATGTGGGCCTACGGCGAGAGCCAGTACGACCGGGGCCACAGCGCCGCCCAGGCCATTGGTGATAAGGCGCTGGCCGATCTGCGCGAGGAGCACCAGAAGCTGCGCGCCGATGCCGCCGAACAGAACCTGGTGCTCTACCGCCAGCAGGTGGAGCGCGCCAACCAGGCCGAGCTGGTGTTCCTGGATGCCCAGGACGAGATCGGCCGACTCAAGCAGCAACTCACACAGGAGCGCATCAACCGTGTCTCGACTCAATACACCCCGGCGCGCGGCGCTGCCCCTGTGGCTGCTCCTCGCTTCGTTGTCACTTGTGGCTGGCTGCGCGACTTCAACGCAGCGCTTGGAGCCACTGCCCCAGCTCCAGCCGGCTGCCGAGCCTACGCCGGCTCTGAAGAAACGGCCTGGCCCGCCCCCGGCTCTGACGCCGAACTACTGGAAAGCGGCGTTACCGCCGCAGACATCCTGGCCCATGCGCGTGACTACGGCGCTTGGGCGCTCGCCATCCGTGCGCAGCTGAACGCGCTGATCGACCTACACGAAAAGGACAAGCCCTGATGGACTTCGACTACCTGCTGCGCCTCGGCCAGTTCCTGTTCACCGTCCTGGTGGGCCTGTTTTCGCTGATGGCGGCGCGCCGGGCGTCATCGAAGGTCGAGGCCGAAGCCCTGGCCCAGCGCCTGGCCGGGCAGGACAACCGGTTGACGGTGCTGGAGCAGCAGATGAAGCACCTGCCCACCGGTGACCAGTTCACCGAACTGGCCGGCGAACTGGCCGAGCTGGCTGGCGACATGAAGGCGATCAAGGTCGAGATCGCGGGGGTAACCAAAGCGCTCGACCCTTTGGCACGCGCCGTTGAGCGCATGAATGAATACCTGTTGAACAACAAGTGAGGCTGCAATGAGCACTCAATACGCTGACTATCTCCGCCAGGATCAGCGCCTGGTGATGCTGCGCATCCTCTCTGAGCTGCCGCAGTACCGGGCAAACTCGTCGGTGATCACCAGCCTACTGGGCGAGTTCGGCCATCACCCGAGCCGTGATCAAGTCAAAGCCGAGCTGGTCTGGCTGGGCGAACAGGGCCTGGTGAAGGTGGAAGATATCGGCTCCGTCCTGGTCGTCACCCTGACCGAGCGCGGCGCCGACGTGGCTGCTGGCCGCGCTTCGGTACCGGGCGTCAAGAAGCCGGGGCCCTGACCATGGCGCGCAAGAGCAGCGTCGACAAGGCGCGTGATGAGGTTCGCGACCTCATCAACCGCATGTTGCGGGACAACCGGCTGACACTCGACGAGATGCGGGACGTGCTCGAGGAGCAGTTCCCTGGTGAGCAGGTGCCCAGCCGCACTGCGCTGCACCGCTACCGCAAGGGCTTCGACGAGATCATGCGGCACCACCGCGAGATCCAGGTGGCGAGTGATGCACTGGTGGCCGAGCTGGGCGAGAACTTCGACGACAAGTCCGGCGCGCTGCTGGCCCAGGCCGTTACGACCCTGGCCACCCGTGCTTCGCATTCCGCCCTGGAGAAGGAAGAGATCGATATCGGCGACGTGCTCGACCTGACCCGCGCGGCGAAGTACGCCCAAGAGTCCCGCGCGTTGAGCAGGAAGGAGCGCGACGCCGTGGCCAAAGAGGCGCGCGCCCAGCAGCTCAAGGAGCAGGAAGAGCGCCTAGAGGAACTGCGCGGTACCGATGGCATGAGCGAAGAGTTCGAAGACCGCATCCGCCGCGTACTGATGGGTAAAGCCTGATGGAACTGTTGGCGATTATTGGTTTGCTCTGGATCGGTTGGCTGCTGGGTTGGCGCCATGCCCATTTCACCGTGGCCGCTGAGTGTGAGCGCCTTGGTGCCTTCTACGTCGGCAAAACCGTTTACCGCTGCACCGCCATCGAGCCGAAGGAAGAGCCCAGTGAGTGATCCAGAAGCCAAGGCGCTGAAAGCGCTGACCAAGCCCCGCAAGATCGATCTCGCCGCCGAGCTGGAGCTGCATGGCGTTGTCGTGCCCCAGGACATGGCCGATGCGGTACCAGAGAAAGAAGGCGTGTTCCTGCCGTACCAGCAGCGATGGTTCGACGACACCAGCCAGATCATGATTGCCGAGAAGTCGCGCCGTACCGGTCTCACCTGGGCCGAGGCCGGGCGCAACGTCATCAACGCCGCCAAGCCCCGCCGCCGTGGTGGCTGCAATACGTTTTACGTGGGCAGCAAACAGGAGATGGCGCTGGAGTACATCGCCGCCTGCGCACTGTTCGCCCGCGCCTTCAACGAGATGGCCCAGGCCGACGTCTACGAGCAGACCTTCTGGGATGATGGGCGCCGAGAGGAGATCCTGGCGTACATGATCCGCTTCCCGAAGAGCGGCTTCAAAATCCAGGCGCTCAGCTCGCGCCCGAGCAACCTGCGCGGTCTGCAGGGCGACGTGGTGATCGACGAGGCGGCATTCCATGAATCCCTGGAAGAGCTTCTCAAGGCCGCCCTGGCGCTGACCATGTGGGGCAACAAGGTAAGGCTGATCAGCACCCACAACGGCGTCGACAACGCCTTCAACAGCTACATCCAGGACGCCCGCGAAGGCCGCAAGGACTACAGCATCCATCGCATCACCCTGGACGATGCCCTGGCCCAGGGGCTGTACAAGCGCATCTGCTACGTCACCAACCAGGAATGGTCGCCCGAAGCCGAGAAGCAATGGCGCGACAAGCTCTACAAGAACGCCCCCAACATCGAGTCGGCCGACGAAGAGTACGGCTGCGTACCGAAGAAATCGGGCGGAACCTATCTCAGCCGAGTGCTTATCGAGCAGGCAATGGTCGATGACCACTCCATTCGCATCTACCGCTACGAGGCGCCCGAGGGCTTCGAGCAGTGGACGCCTGAAATGCGCGAGGCTGAGATCCGCGCTTGGTGCGAGGAGAACCTGGCGCCCGAGCTGGCGCGCCTGAACTCGCGCAATCGCCATACCTTTGGTGAAGACTTCGCGCGCCGTGGCGACCTTACGGTGTTCACGCCGCTGCAGATCGATCCGCTGCTGCGCAAGCGTGTGCCCTTCGAGGTTGAGTTGCGCAACCTCACCTATGAGGCGCAGCGCCAGATCATGTTCTACATCTGCGATCGCCTGCCGCGTCTGTCTGGCCTGGCGTTCGACGCCACCGGCAACGGCGGGTACCTGGCTGAGCAAGCGGCACTGCGCTATGGCGCCGGCCTGGTCGACCAGGTGCAACTGAACCTCGCCTGGTATGCCCTGTGGATGCCCAAGCTCAAGGGCGAGCTGGAGGCCTTCAACCTGCAGATCGCCCGCCACCAGACGCGCCTCGACGATCTGCTCTCGATCAAGGTGGACAATGGCGTGCCCGTGATCGACAAGGGGCGCACCAAGGATCTCCAGGCGCAGGACAGCAAGGCCAAGCGCCACGGAGATAGCGCGGTATCGCTGGTCATGGCGGTTCGGGCCAGCTTCATGGAAGGCGGCGCCATCGAGTTCACCGCACTGCCACGCCACAGCCGTGGCTTCGACAACGTCGATGACGACGACAACGACATCACTCTTCCGGAACCGACAGCATGGTGACCACTTCCCGCATCCTGGGCCCCGATGGCCAGCCGATCCAATTGGCCGAGATCCGCGAGCCGCAGACCGCCCACCTCACCAGCCTGCATCACGAAGTGGGCAATCACCCCTCGCGCGGCCTGACGCCCAGCCGCCTGGCCGCGCTGCTCGATGCCGCCGAGCAAGGCGATATCGTTGCGCAGTACGAACTGTTCGAAGACATCGAGGAGAAGGACGGCCACGTGTTCGCCGAGATGGGCAAACGCCGCCGCGCCGTGGCTCAGCTTGAATGGCAGATCGTCCCGCCCGACAACCCCACGGCCAAAGAGAAGGAAGCCGCCGCCGCTCTGGAGAGCCTGCTGGCCGGCCTGGACGACTTCGAGGCGATGCTGTTCGACGTGACCGACGCCATTGGCAAAGGCTTTGCCTGCCTGGAGTTCGACGGCTGGCACCGCGTCGACGGCGATTGGTTGCCGAAGGGCATCGATCACCGGCCGCAGACGTGGTTCCAGCTCACCCGTGGCGAACGCCGCCAGGAGATCCGCCTGCGCGGCTCGATGGGTGGCGAGCCGCTGCAGCCGTTTGGCTGGATCACCCACATCCACAAGGCCAAGAGCGGCTACCTGGAGCGCAGCGCGCTGATGCGTGTGCTGGTGTGGCCGTACCTGTTCAAGAACTACAGCGTGGGCGACCTGGCCGAGTTCCTGGAGATCTACGGCATCCCCATGCGCGTGGGCAAATACCCAGGCGGCGCGACCCAGAATGAGAAGCTGACCCTGCTGCGCGCCCTGGCCCAGCTTGGCCACAGCGCTGCAGGCATCATCCCCATCGGCATGGAGATGGAGTTCCTCAATGCCGCCCAGGGCGACCCGGCCGCGTTCAAGCTGATGATCGACTGGTGCGAGCGCACCCAGAGCAAGGTGATCCTGGGCGGCACGCTCACCAGCGGTACCGGCGAAGGCACCAATACCAACGCCCTGGGCAACGTGCACAACGAGGTGCGCCTCGACCTGCGCGACTCCGATGCCAAGCAGTTGGCCGCCACCATCAGCCGTGACCTGGTGTACCCCATCGCCGTGCTCAATGGCCTGGTGGACAACTGGAAGCGCTGCCCGCGCCTGGTGTTCCAGATCCAAGAGCCGGAGGACATGAAGGCCTATGCCGACGCCCTGCCGAAGCTGCTCGGGATGGGCTTCAAGATCGGGCGCCAGTGGGCTCAGGAGAAGGTGGCCATCCCCGAGCCGGCCGAGGGCGAGGATGTGCTGCAGCTGCAGGCCGAGCCGTCGGCGCCGACGCCACCCGAACCGCCGGCAGTGCGTGCGGCAGCTACCGCACAGAAGCCAGCCACTACCGCTGCAGATCGCCTGGACGACGACCTGCAGCCCATCACCGGCCAGTGGATCACGCGGATCCGCCAGCTCGTCGAGCAGGCCGAGAGCCTGGAGCAGATCCGCGATGGCCTGGCCGAGTTGCTGCCCGATATGACCCTGGAGCAGTACGCCGAGGCCATGGCCCAGGCGCTGGCTGCTGCTGCCCTGCAGGGGCGCCTGGATATCGTGCAGGAGGCTGCCAGTGGCACACCTCGCGCGGTCGCATCTAGCTACAATCCATCACAGCCGCGTGTACCAGCGGGGCACCCAGATGGAGGTCAGTGGATGGATGATGGAAGAACGCCGGATGTAGCACCGGGATATCAACGGCTATACCACGGCAGCAGCGCGGGCGATGTTGGTGAGGTAAAAGATCAGGGTGTATTCCAAGGGCTGTTCACATCGCCAACTCCTGGTGCAGCTAAATCACACATCTACTCAGATAAGGGCGCTCTGTATTACACGGACATTGAAGAATCAAAGATTCTGGATACAAGAGCGCTGAACTACGATTTGGACGCTGATGAAGTCGCGAAGGCCCTGAAATCTTCAATGCGCGTATCAGACGATGACTTTGATGTCGCATGGAGCGCTGTCATCGAGGACTCGAATGTCTATGACATGGATGAAGAGGAGGTATTGCGGATTTTTCGCGCTGATGATCTCGGCGAGGCCTCTTTCGAGGCGCAACGAATCCGTGGGCAGGTAGCTAAGCGGCTCGGCTATCAGGCCATCGCCATGGACGATGAGCACGGCACCAGTTATCTGGTACTGCCTGGCGCCAAGATGAAGCGGTACAACCCGTGATTAGCGCCACGTCGCTGCCGTTCCGCGAGCAGAACGAGTTCCTGCGCCGCAAACTCAACCTGCCTACCAACGGCTGGACGGACGTATACGGCCGCGAGAACGACTATGCATTCGTGGTGGCCGGCGCCAATCGCAACGACCTGGTGGCGGATTTTCACCAGGCTGTGCAGCGGGCGATCGAGGGCGGCACCACCCTGGAAGCGTTCCGCCAGGACTTCGACCGCATCGTCGCCAAGTACGGCTGGAGCTACAACGGCGGCCGCAACTGGCGCTCGCGGGTGATCTACGAGACCAACCTGCGCAGCAGCTATATGGCGGGCCGCTATGAGCAGCTGCTGGCCGTGCGTGAGGAGCGCCCTTACTGGCAGTACCTGCACAGCGATGCAGTGGAGTTCCCGCGTGAGAAGCACGAGGCCTGGAACGGCATGGTGCTGCGCTGGGATGACCCGTGGTGGCAGTACCACTTCCCGGTCAACGCCTGGGGCTGCCAGTGCGGCGTGCGGGCGCTGAGCTATGACGACCTGGTGCGCATGGGCAAAACCGGCCCGGACACGGCGCCGCCGATCATCTTCGAGCAACGCACCATCGGCCAGCGCAGCCCGCAAGGCTCGCGCACGGTGACGGTACCTGTGGGTATCGACCCCGGCTTCGAGCACATCCCTGGCCAGTCGCGGCTGGCCAGCCAGGTGCCGGTACCGCGCCTGGGCGAGGAGCTGATCCCGTCCGCCGCGCCTGGCCTGCCGAACCGCCCGGCACCGGATGCGCTGCCGGCACCGCGCGTGATCGACCCCGAGACCCTGCCGCCTGCAGGCATGACCGATGCCGAATATGCCCGCCGTGCGCTTGATGCGTTCGGCGCGCAGCTTGATGCCGCCGAGCTGGTGACCGACGTCCTGGGCGAGCGCATTGCGGTCGGCCCGAGCATGTTCCAGCAACCTAACGGCACCCCAGCCGTGCAGGGTCAGGGCGAGCTGCTGCCGCTGCTGGCGGAAACGCTGTTGCAGCCAGACGAGATCTGGACGCGCCTGGAGTACTCCGAGGCGGTGGGCAAATCGCAGGTGCTGCGCCGCTACCTGGGGCGCTTCAACTTGGGCCAGCAACTGACCCAACTGGTGGTCATCGAGCTGGCCGGCAACGCCTGGAGCTGGGACATCGAGGCGGACGGCGCAGGTGTCGTCGAGCTGCTGCGCCAGGGCGTGCGCCTGTACCGGCGCGAGGACTGACCATGGCCGGTGTTACGCTTGAGTTCGATGCGGTTGGGGCATTGGCCATCATCAATGAGGCTGCAGCCGCAACGGCAAACCCTGCTGCCATGCTGCGTAACATGGGTGAATACCTGGCCTTCCAGGCATTACCCAGTCGCTTCGCCAGTCAGTCATCGCCGGATGGCACGCCCTGGCAGGCGCTGTCGCCGGCATACCTCAAGCGCAAGAAGAACAAGGACAAGATCCTGGTGCTCGATGGCTCACTGAGTAACGGGCTCAGATTCCAGGTCGTGGGTGGCGATCTGCTGGTGGGCACCAATATGGTCTATGGAGCGATTCATCACTTCGGTGGTGACATCGACATTGCCGCCCGCAGTCAGCAGGCCTACTTCCGCCAGGATGGCCGGAGTGGTGAAGTGGGCAGCAAGTTCGTCAGCAAGAGTCGTAGCAACTTTTCCCAGTCGGTCACCATCGGTGCCTACACCATCCAGATACCTGCACGCCCCTGGTTGGGTGTCAGCGACGATGACACCTATGAGTTGATCAACATCGCGATGAAGTACCTGATGCCAGGCGTTTGGGGCGGAGGCTGAAAACGGCCCAGGAAGGCCCCTGGAGGCGTTTGGGGGCTGCCGTTGTATGCGTACGGGCGCCTCTGGCCGTTTCTGGGGCTGTTTGGGCGTTTATAAACACGGTAGGTGGGGTGGCAGTGACTCACCGGCGCACGTATCGCCGCAAAACTCCCCGCTGAAAGATTTTTGCCCCGTCAAAATTACTTGCCCGGCCTGCAGCGCCAAGCTGCCGGCATGAAGACAAAACGCCTCCCTCTCGCCGTTGCACTCGCCGCCTGCAGTTTCGTACTGGGGGCACCGGCTGCCGACAACACCATCTGGGTTCAGGTGACCCCGGCTGGCAACTTCCTGCCGGCTGATGGTCGTGAGATCAAGGTGCCGTACTGGCATATCGATCAGGCGGTGGCCGCCAAGGTCATCGAGCGCTTCCACGCCCGCAAGAACAAGCGCGTGGTCGACTACGAGCACCAGACGCTGCTCAAGGAAGAGAACGGTCAACCAGCGCCTGCCGCTGGTTGGTACACCGACCTGCAGTGGCGTGAAGGCGAAGGCCTGTTCGCCCAGGTGCAACTGACCGACCGCGCTGCCAAGTACATCGCCGAGGGCGAGTACCAGTATTTCTCCCCCGTGTTCCTTTACCACCCGACCACCGGCGACGTCTTGGACGTGCAGATGGGCGCGCTCACCAATGCCCCGGCAATCGACGGCATGCAGGAACTCAGCCTGCGCGCCGCCGCGTCGTTCGGCTGTTTCGATGACTCCCCAGAGGAAAACCCCGTGAACCAATTGCTGCTGGCGCTGATCGCCGCCCTCGGCCTGGCCGAGAACACCACCGAGGAGCAGGCAGTCGCCGCGCTCTCCGCCCATACCACCAACCTGCGCAAGCTGCTGGGCCTGGATGAAAAGGCCGGTGGCGAAGCCATGCTGGCAGCCTGCACCGGCCTCAAGGCCAAGGCCGCTACCAGCGTCGACCCGTCGCAGTTCGTGCCGCTGTCGGTCGTCGAAGGCCTCAAGGCCGACATGGCCGCGCTGACCGCTCGCCTGGGCGAGCGCGACGAGAAGGATCTCGACAGCCAGATCCAAGGCGCCCTGGAAGATGGGCGCCTGCACAAGACCATGGAGGAATGGGCGCGCGACCTCGGCAAGAGCAACCGTGCCGCCCTGACCTTGTACCTGGACAAGGCACAGCCCATCGCGGCCATCGCCGGTAGCCAGACCGGAGGCAAACCGCCGGTGGCGGATGAGAAAACCGGTCTGACCCAGGACGAGCTGGCTGTGTGCTCGGCCATGGGCATCACCGCCGAACAGTTCAAGGCCGCCAAGGCCGAGGAGCAATAAGCCATGACTGCGCTGACCAAAGACCGCAACACCAAGCGCCGTGATGGCGTGCAGTACTCCGACCCGGTGGCCGGCAGCACCAAGATCTATGCCGGCGCCCTGGTGTGCATCAACGCCTCGGGCTATGCCGTGCCGGGCAGCACTGCCACCACCCTGAAAGCCCGTGGGGTTGCTCAGGAGTACGTCGACAACTCCGCCGGTGCAGCCGGTGATCTGCGCGTGGAAAGCCGCCGTGGCGTGTTCCCGTTCGTCAACAGCGCCTCCACCGACGAGATCACCCGCGCCGATATCGGCAACACGGCGTACATCGTCGACGACCAGACGGTCGCCAAGACCTCTGCCACCAACACCCGCTCGGTTGCCGGCGTTATCCGCGATGTGGATAGCGATGGCGTCTGGGTCGAGATCTAAGGAGCAAGACTCAGATGATCATCAATCAGCAAAGCCTTTCCATCGTACATACCGGTTTCAAAGCTTCGTTCCAACGCGGCTTTGCCGGTGCGCCAATCGACTACGACCAGATCGTGATGGAGGTGAACTCTACGACCTCCACCGAAGAATACGGCTGGCTTGGTGCAACTACACAGTTCCGCGAATGGCTGGGTGATCGCGTCATCCAGAACCTGGAACTGCACGACTACAGCATCAAGAACAAAGAGTTCGAGAACACGGTATCTGTGCCTCGCACCAAGATCGAGGACGATCAGTTCGGTATCTACAGTCCGTTGATGGAGCAGTTGGGGCAGGACGCCAAAGAGCACCCAGCCACCCTGGTTTATGCCCATCTGAAGAATGGTTTCACCGGCAAGTGCTATGACGGTCAGTACTTCTACGACACTGATCACCCGGTGCGCGGTGCCAACGGCCAGGAAACCTCGGTAAGCAACTTCCAGGGCGGTAGCGGTACGCCGTGGTTCCTGCTGGACGTCACCCGTGTGATGCGCCCGATCATCCTGCAGAAGCGCAAGAGCTATCAGTTCGTTGCCAAGACCGATATCAAGGACGACAACGTGTTCGACCGCAACCAGTTTGTTTGGGGGGTGGACGCGCGTTTGAACGTCGGTTACGGCCTGTGGCAGTTGGCCTACGCCTCCAAGGAAACGCTGGATACCGCCAGCTTTAACGATGCCTATGCGGCGATGCAAAGCCTCAAAGGCGACAACGGTCGCCCGCTGGGGATCCGTCCGAAACTGCTGGTAGTGCCGCCAAGCATGCGTGCTACCGCCCTGGAAGTGGTCAAGGCCGAGCGCAACGCCGCCGGCGCCACCAACATCAACCGCGACGTGGTCGACGTGCTCGTCACCCCGTGGCTGGCCTGATGGGGGTGACGCATGGCTGGTAAAGCAACCACCAAGGAGCCTGCAAAGGCGCCCACCAAGAGCGCAGAAAAGGCAGCCCCAGCGGCTGCCCCTGCGGCCGCCGAACAGCTGGACAACCAGCCGGCGGCACCTACCACGAGCGAGGCACCCGGCTCGGACGCCGGTTCGAGCGGGCAGGAAGCCCACCCTCCTGTGACCCTGAACGGGCTGGAGATTGCCAGCTATCTCGAAGGGTTGCTCGCTGGCGCAACGGGCCTTGTGCCGCTCTCCAAACTGGATGAGCCGCTGCTGCGCCAGGTCGGCCAGTTCGTCGAGATCGAGGGCTTTGCCGAGTTGCCGCCTGAGCAACTGGCAATCCAGATCGAGGCCAAGGTGGGTATCGGCGCAGCGGTTACGCCCGCGCCGTCCACCGCCGCCCCTGATACCACCCCGGCCGCGCCTGATACGGCGGCCGCCACCAGTCAACCGGCATCTGCCGCGCCCCAGGCGTCTGTGGGCGATGCCGCTGCACCTGGTAGCGATCAGCTGGACGACGACGGCGATATCGAGGGCCTGTGGGTGACTGCGATTCCCGAGCAGGGTTTCCGCCGCTGTGGCTTTCGCTTTACCCGCGAGGGCTTCGGCATCGCCCTGGACGCCCTGACGGCTGAGCAGATCGAGCAGCTGGAGAACGAGCCCAACCTTAAGGTTGAGCGCGGCATTTTCTCTGTCCGTGTCGGCGAGCGCGTGTACTGACCCATGAACTACATCACCCTCGACGACCTGGCCGAACGCCCAGGCGCACGCGAACTGGCCCAAGTGGCCACCAAGGAAGGCGTGCGTGCGGTGGCCACCGACCTGATGGAGGCCACCCTGCGCGGCGCTGACCGCAGCGCCTGGCCGACTGACCAGGTCGCCGTTGCGGATGATGCCCTGCAGCGCATCCAGGATGCCGTCACCGAGGCTGAAAGCCTGATTGACGGCTACCTGGCCAAGCGCAGCTACCCGCTGCCGCTCAGCCCGGTACCGAAACTGGTTACCGGCTGGGCGCGCGATATCGCCCGGTACCTGCTGCACAAGGATCGCGGCGGTAAAGAGGATTCTGATCCGATCGTGCGCAACTACAAGGATGCGCTCAAGTTCCTGGGCCTGGTCGCCGAGGGCAAGTTCAGCCTGGGCGCCGAGGATCCGATCACCAGCAACCCAAACCAGCTCGACGTGCGTTTCGAGTCCGCGCCGGCTGTGTTCGACCGCACCAGCAGGCGGGCGTACTGATGAACTTCGCGCCCCTCGATACCACGCTCGTCGAGAGCCGCCTGCGCGACCAGGTGACGGACTTTGGCGAGGTCAACGGCGCCGCCGCGTATCACACGCTCAAGGGCCTGGACAGCTTCCGCACCGGTGATTGCTGGGTGGTGCTGGCTGCCGAGACCAACCCGGCAGCCGATGGCCCGCAACCCAAGCGCAAGGCCGCAGCCGGTGCCGTGTTCGGCGTGGTGATCTGCGCCAGGAACTACCGCGACCTGCATGCAGACGCGGCAAAGGATGAAGTGATGATTTATGTCGGTAAGGCCCGAGAGGCGCTTATCGGCTGGGCCCCTGCCGGCTGGAAGGAGTGCGTCTGGCTCAAGGGCCAGGTACTCGATAGCGACAGCGACCGGGTGCTCTGGATCGATATTTACACCACCACCCACGTACTAGGGGGCAACCCGTGAGCAAGCAATCCGAAACCGCAGCCAAGCCGGCCGCAAAGCCCGAGCTGCACAAGGTCAAGCTGGCCAAGCCGCACAAGCATGCCGGCGTGGATCAACCCAAGGGCGCGACTATCGAGGTGACCGCCCCCGAGCGCGAGTTCCTGATCCAGGTTGGTGTGGTCGCAACCCCTGAAACTACCGACGCCGCCGCTCCGGCTGCCGAATAACGAGGTGCACAATGTCTGAGTCTTACTACTTCGGCCAAGGCAAGCTGTATGTTGCCGAGATTGGCGCCGGCGGTGTCTTGGGCCAATGGGTGTGGATCGGTGACGTCTCCGAACTCACCGGCCAGGGTGCCGAAACCCGCGTTCAACATCGTGAGTCGCACAGCGGCGTCAATGCCATGGTGCGCGACTTCGGCAAGGAACTCGGCATGACCTGGAACGCCACGATGCACCAGCTCGATGCCGACAACGTCGGTCGTTTCACTCGTTCGCGCATGAGTGCGCAGATCTCTGGCACCGTGACCGCCGAGGCGCTGCCGAATCCGGTGGCCAATGGTGATCTGATCTCGCTCGATCACATGAACGTGTCCAGCCTGGTGATTACCGATAGCGCCACACCGACCCCGGCGACGCTGGTGCGCGGCACTCACTACGACTACGACATCTTTGGCGATGTCGAGATCCTGACTCTGCCGACCTCGCCGGCGCCTACCCAGCCACTGAAGGCCGCGTACAGCCACGGCGCCACCAAGCAGGCCGCGTTCCTGGCCGGCACCGACAAGAACTACGCACTGAAGTACAAGGGCATCAACCTGGCCGAGAACGGTGCGCCGATCCTGGTCGAGCTGTACAAGACCAGTGCCGGCCTGCTGCAGCAGCTTTCGCTCATCACCAGTGGCAACCAGTTGGCCAGCTCGCCGGTGACCTTCACCACGCTGCTGGACTCCAGCAAGCCGGCATCGGGCGACCTGGGTCGGTTTGGCCGCTTCGTTGAAATGGCGGTCTGACGATGGCCAAGCTGAAGGAGAAGAAAGGCATCATCACCGCGCCCGAGGCCCCTGCTGCCGAAGGCGCGGATGATCTGCCAATCCTCCACCCGGATCTCGAAGCCAAGCTCAATGGCCGCATCGTCATCGTGCGTGAGTACGGCTTCGTCGAGGGGCTCAAGGTGCGGCAGCAGCTCAAGCGCTTCCTGGATGGGCTGTATGAGCTGACCAAGCTCGGCAACCTGCCGCCGCTGGACGAGGTGTTCGGGCTGATCGTCGAGAACATCGATGACGTGCTGGAGGCCGTCGCGCAGTCGGCCGACATCGATGTTCAGGAGCTGAAGGTCTTGAAGGATCAGGCCGAAGGCGACGTGCTGCTGCTCAAGTGGTGGACAGCCAACGGCCCTTTTTTCAATCGGCTTGCCGTGCAGCGCGTGCTGGCGGAACGGATCGCAGCAACCGAAGCGGAAAAGCGCCGCGCTGGTCAGACGTCTACGCCTGCCTCGTCCGCGCCGGATACGGCGACGTCGAGCGCATAGGCCGATACACCGAGCGGCAGATCCTGCTGTTCTATGACGCCGAGCACCGACGCCGCCGCCGCGAGCGAGCCGAGAACTTCATCGACCTGAACTACGCCGGTGCCAGTGCCAAGGATGCCGGGGAGCATTACAAGCTGTTGAGTAAGTGACACAGGCGTCCGCAAGCGCGGTGCAACGTTAGGATCAGTAAAGCCCCGTCGAACCTCCTGGGCCGGTACGTGCAGGACGGCCAATACCAGAAATGACGTACGGGAAATAAGCAGGGGTTGCGCCCTGGTGCCTGCATCGCCGCCTTCGGGCGGCTTCTTTTGCCTCGTCAAAATTACATCCCGCTCCGCGCGCGCGAGGATTGCAGCGAACCCCACTGCTGTGATCCCGCCCGATGGCCAACAAAGAACTCGAATTTGCCCTGCGTCTGAAAGCCGACCTGGAACAAGGTCAGCAGCAGCTGCAGGCGCTCGCCGATTCTGTCGAGAACGTCGGCGCCGCCGCTGCGACATCGAGCACCCAGCTCGGCCAGATCGGCGAGAGTGCCGACCAGCAGACCGCTCGCATTCGCGCGATGGTCGATGCCAGCCTGCAGCAGCAGGCCGCAGCCGATGCGCTGGCCAACAGCGTCGAGCGTGGCAACAGCATTGCCCAGGAAGCAAACAGCACCTGGCAGCAGACGGCAGCCGCTCAGACCGAGGCGATGAACGCCTATCACAACGCAGAACGTGCCACCGAGCAGAAGGCTCAGGCCGACCTGAAAGCGGCAGAGGCAGCCGCTGCCGCCGCTGCATCCGCCGAAAAGGAAGGCGCCGAGCTGCAGCAGCTGCTGGGCAAGATCGATCCGGTGATTCGCAAGCTCGACGAGCTGGACAACATGGAGCAGCAGCTGCGCCGCGCGCGTGCCTCCGGTCAGATCGATCTCGACACCTTCGACACCTACAACGCCAAGCTGCAGGAGCAACGCCAGCGCCTGGGCGGCACCACGGATGCCATGCGCGTCGCCGGCATCACCGCTGGCCAGTACCAGCAGGCCATGCGCCAACTGCCAATGCAGATCACCGACATCACCACCAGCCTGGCCAGCGGCATGCCGATCTGGCTGGTAGCGGTGCAACAGGGTGGGCAGATCAAGGATTCGTTCGGTGGCTGGGCCAACGCCGGGCGTGCCCTGGTGAGCACCATCAACCCGCTCACCCTGGCCATTGCCAGCGTCACTGCGGCCATCGGTGCGACCGTGATCGCTGCGGTCCAGGGCGCGGCCGAGACGTACGAGTACGAAAAGGCGATCGCCCTGACGGGTAATTCGGCCGGGGTGAGCGCTGATCGTCTGGCGCAGATGGCTCAGCAAATCGACACCGTATCCGGCACCCAACGCCAAGCTGCTGCAGCACTGGCCGAAGTGACGGCCGCAGGCAAGTTCACCGCCGACCAGATCCAGCTGATCGCCACCACGGCGGTGGTGATGGAGAACAGCATCGGCCGTGCCGTCAGCGCTACGGTCGACGAGTTCAAGAAGCTGGCCGAGGAACCGGCCGAGGCGTCCGCCAAGCTCAACGAGCAGTACAACTACCTCACCCTGGCGGTGTACGAGCAGATCGCTGCACTGGAAGCCCAAGGCGACCAGGCAGGCGCGGCGCAACTGGCCATGGAAGCGCTGGCCGCGGCGATGCAGAGCCGTTCGGCTGAGATCTCCGGCAACCTCGGGCTGGTCGAGTCCGCATGGCAGGCTGTCAAGAACGTCGCCGCCGAAGCCTGGGATGCAATGCTGGATATTGGCCGCGCCGACACCCTTGAACAGAAGCTCGCCAATATCGCCAAGCAGCGCCAGACCGCCATGTACGGTGCGCGCGGTGATCGTGTTGCAACGGGTATCGATCCGGCCCTGGAAGCACGCCTGGCAGCCGAGGAAGAAGGCCTGCGCGAGCAGATCCGCCTGCGCGACGAGCAGGCCAAGCAGGAAGGCGAAGCCGCTCAGGCCAACCGTGAGGCCATCGCCGCTGCCCAGGAGCGCACCAAGGCCGCCGACGCCTTCGTGAAGAGTGCCGAATCTCAGCTCCAGAGCCTGCAGAACCTGAGCAGCGTCGAGCGCGCGCAGCGCCTGATGACCGAGCAGAACATCGACGCCACCAGCGAGCTGGGCAAGCGCATGCTGGCCGCTGCCCAGGCGACCGACACGCAGCGCGCCGCCAATGAGGCGGAAGCCGAGGCCAAGCGCCAGGCCACCGAGGCACAGCGCAAAGCCACTGCCGCTCAGCGCGAGCAGGAGCGCGCCGCCGAGGCCGCACTGAAGGCGACCCAGAAGAGCATCGAGCAGCAGCTCAGCTATGTTCAGGGGCTGGAGGATCAAGCGGCAAAACTCGGCCTGACCTCCGCCGAGGTGCGCCAGTACGAGCTGGCCGAGAAGGGCCTCACCGGCGCCATGCTGGAGCGCGCCAACGCCGCCGTGGCGTTGATCAATGCCAGCGAAGCGCAGCGCCAGGCCGATGCCAACGCCCGCACCAATGCCGGCCTGGAAGCCGACTTCCTGCGAGCCTCTGGCCGCGAAACCGACGCCGCTCTGCTGGAGATCCGCACCAAGTTCGCGGCACAGCGCACGGAGCTGGAAAAGGCAGGCAACGAAGCCGGCCTGGCCTGGCTGGACAAGCTGATCCCGGTCGCCGAAGCCAAGGTGCGCGTGGACGACGTGCAGCGCGAGATGGATCGCATCCTGGCCGAGCAGCAACGCCAGGAGCAGTCGGTGAACGTGCAGCAGGATGCAGGGCTGATCACCGAGCTACAGGCGCGTGAGCGGATCCTGGAGATCCACCGCCAGACCTATGCCCAACTGGAGCAGATGCGCCCACTGCTGGCCGAACTGGCGCAGCAACCCGGCGCTGTGGGCGAGGCGGCATCCCAGGCGCTCTATGCCCTGGACGAGCAAGCGCAACGCCTGATGGCCACCACCACGCTCCTGCAGGAAACGCTGCGCGACGGGTTGACCTCGGGCCTCACCGAGGCGCTCACTGGCCTGGCCAATGGCACGCTGACCCTGCGCGAGGCAGTTACTGCTCTCGGTCAAAGCGTGCTCGATGCGTTCACTCGGATGGCCGCTGAGAACGTCGCCCAATCCCTCACCAGCAGCGTGATGGGCCTGTTCGGCGGTGGCGGCAATGACGCTGCCGGCATGACTGCTGGTGCGGCCGCAGTTACCTCTTCTGCCGGCGCACTTTCCGCTGCCGGCGCAACGCTCGTCACCGGCGCATCGGCCATCCAGGTCGCCGCTCAGGCGCTCGCTGCAGCAAATGGGGGCAGCGCTGCAGCAGGTGCTACCAGCACTGCCGGCGGTAGTGGCGGATGGTTGTCAGCCATTGCAGGGATGTTTGGCGGCGGAAGTGGCGCGGCGGCTGGTGCCAGCACCTATACCGGCGCCTTCGGCTTCGCCGAGGGTGGCCAGGTGCGCGGCCCTGGCACCCCGACCAGCGACAGCATCCCTATTTGGGTCAGTGACACCGAGTACATCACCCGAGGCGCTGTTGTACAGCAGCCAGGTGCGAAGGCGTTTCTGGATGCATTCAACGCCCACGGTATGGCCGCACTCGATGACTACGCCATGCGCCGCTGGGCTCACCAGGCGACCGGCGGCCTTGCCGGCGTGCCGGCACCCGCGATGCCCAGCCCCGGCTTGGGCACCTCGCGCCTGGCCGAGCCGGCCAAGGGCGGCAGCACCACCATCAAGAACGGCGTGAACCTGTACGCCGTGCAGCGCCCAGAGGATGTGGCTGCCATGGCCTGGGGCGACGCTGGGAAGCAGCACTTCATGGTGCTGCTGCAGCAGGAAGGCGCTTCGATTAAGCAGGTTCTGGGGATCTAACTCTCATGCAGCTTTGCACGAGCCAGCAGGCCGATTATCACGCATCCGGCATGGCCAAGACGTTCCATGTAGATCTTCTGTGCCGAGGCGAAGTAGGGAATGGCATCTGCCGGCATCTCCACTTGGATGCCGTCATCGTTCAGCAGCCGGTCGTAGATGGGCCTGAACTCAGCTGCCACCTCGCGTGCTTGTTCCTCGGTAAGCCCTGCTTCCGGGATCGTAAGGATGTCCAGGATGTATCTCTCAATCTGGTCGTAGTGGCTGGCTTTGAGCGGGAAATCGATCACGTCACCCATTTCAGTGCTTCCTTGTTGAGTAGGTAACACCTTTATGCCTCACCAAATTGGCTACGTCGACAACACGGGCGGCCTGCTCGCCCACTACAAGATGCTGGAGACCATCCGCGACTTCGCATCCGCGAACGGCTGGACCGTGCTGCGCTACGACACCGCCCCGGCCAACCGGGAGTTGATCCTCAAGGGCGTGGGCTACACAGGCGAAGAGGAGATCTTCGTGGGCTTCCGCACCTACCAGGACGCCTCGGCCGACTATTACAACCTGCTGGCCGGTGTGTTCACCGGCTACGTCGCCGGCAACACCTTCGACACCCAACCTGGTGCCCGCCTGAGCGGTGTGCCGGCGCACAACAATCGCATCGACTACTGGCTGACACTCAACCCGCAGCGCATCGCTTTAGCGATGAAGGTGGGCACGCCGGTCTACGAGAGCTGCTACGTCGGCAAGTGCTTGCCCTATGGCCGGCCGAGCCAGTACCCGTATCCTGTTGTTTGTGCCGGGATGCTGAGTGGGGCTGCGGCAACGCGGTTCAGCGATACCAGCCACTCGATCCCCTACAAGGGCAACCGGGCGAACATGGCGCTGCGTAGCAATGATGGCTGGCTGCAGCCATACGCATACCCCTGGTCTAACGCGGCTCTGACCGGTACGACGATCATCCGCGACACCGGCGAAATCTATCACCTGCTGCCAATCGAACTGCACGACAACACCGCGAATCTCTGGGGCGCCCTGGAAGGCATCTATCACATCAGCGGATTCAATAACGCCGTCGAGAACACCCTCGTGGTTGATGGTGCCGATTATGTCGTGATTCAGGACGTATCCCGGACGGGTCACGCTGACTACTACGCTCTGAGGCTCGACTGATGGCATATTTGAACGGCACTGCAACTACCATCGCAGCGTTACGCACTGCTCTGATCGATGCCTGTACTGCGGCTGGGTGGACTTGGAACGCTGGAACCGAGGTTCTAAGCAAGGGCCTGCTGTTCGCGCAATTGACGGTCTCAGCGACCAATCTGCATCTAGTCGGCAGAACGGCAGCCGGTACCGGCGACGCTCCTAACCGCGTCAGCGTTGGGCGACTCTGCGCGACAGCAGGGTATCCAACGTTCGATTTCGTTTTCCCGATCCAGTACCACATTTTCACATTTGACGATCCTGACGAGGTGTACCTGGTCGTCAACTACAGCATCGATACATACCAGTTTTTGGCGTTCGGCCAATCCGGCGTTGCGGGTTTGACCGGCACGGGCATGTGGATAGCCGGCACTTTAGGCGGTGATTTAGCCACTCCATCTACCAGCGCCGGGGGTACAGGCGTTGCGTTCATTGGCCCTGGTTTTGGCGGCAACGGGAACGTAAATAACGACTATGTCAGCCCCGCATGGGGTTGCTGTACCCGTTCAATACTGACTGGCCGCACAACGTTCAGGAACCTGTTCGTGCATAGCGGTCTGGACGCGCAGCCATGGCATCTCGCCCAAGCGCTGACCGATGCCCATCTCGGCGTTACATCGTTCACTGAACTGCTGGTAACTCAGCCCTCCGCGTGGAACAGCGAGTCGGCGCTCATTCCGATGCGGGCGTACAAGGTTCGAGCTGCCAATCGCGTGTCACTGGTCGCAGACCTCGCCCATGCGCGGCATGTGCGCATCGATAACTACGAGCCAGGCCAGGTTATTGAGATCGGCCCAGACCGTTGGAAGTGCTTCCCGTGGCTACGCAAAGATGGCAGTGCTCGCGATGGTGCAGCCGGCACTTCGTTCACAGCGTCTATTAATCACAGCGGCACATTCGGCTGGGCTATCCGCTACGAGGGGCCGTGATGGCAGTTATCAATGCACGCTCTGTACATGTGACCGAGGGTGGCTTCACCTCGCCGCTGTGGGCTGCGGATCTTTACCGCCGAGCATTTGTCGCCGTTCCTGCGTCGGCTGTTATGCAGAGCTTGGCTGGTAGCGCAACGCTGAGCACTGCCTGGCCTGTCGAGGCGGTCAGCCGTGAGATTGGCGGTGCGGCTGCTGGCGCGTTCGTGGACGATTACTACAACCGTATCCATATCAATCCCCAGCGTTTCGACCTGGGCAACGTCGTTTCTGCTCAGAATTTCCCAGTAAGCCTGTGGAACGCATTTCTGGAGCCGCGCACGCTCAATGCTATCGAGGGCCTCGACGAAGGCATCGAAATCAGTGGCCAACCCGATGCGCCGCTGCTGTTCCCAGCGCTGAAAGAGCGTATATGGCAGGTCACTGTCACCCCAGATGGTCAGCCGGTGCTGGATGCCACCCTTGAGTGGCAGTTCGAGGGCGATATCACTGCAGCGCTGCGTATCACCGCCAACCGCATCATCGCCTGGACATTCGTGCCGGACTGGGGCGATGGCATCGAAGAAACTCTCACAGCCTCGACCGATATCCTGCAGAGCGAGTCGGCCGTCAGCCAGCGCCGCCAGCTGCGTTTGGCGCCTCGCCGCGAGTTCAGCGGCTCGATGTACGTGGAAGGCCGTGAGCGGCAGTACCTGGATCTGGCGCTGTTTGGCTGGAGCGATCGCATTTGGTCGCTGCCGATCTGGCCGGACATCCAGCTGCTGGAAGTGGCCGTGGACGTCGGCGCCGAGTTCATCCAGTGCGCCACTGCCTTCCTGGATTTTCGAGATGGTGGGCTCGCCATGCTGCGCGGTGAGGATGCATTCACGTCGGAGACCGTCGAGATCCTCGAGGTACTTCCTACCGGCCTGCAGCTCAAGCGTGGCACTCAGCAGGCCTGGCCAGTTGGCTCGCGGCTGTACCCTGTACGCACCGCGCAGCTGCAGTCCGAACCCGAGCTGACCAAGCTCACGGATCGGCTGATCGAGGCTGACGTGCAGTTCCTGGTTGTCGAGGAATGCGAATGGCCGGAATGGCTGCCGAGCACCCTATATAGAGGAAGGCCAGTCTGGGATCGTCGCCCGGACGATAGCGAGAACCTGACCCACTCAGCCCAACGCCTGCGCTCAACACTCGATAGCGGCATGGCCATCCCGCTGATCACCGATACCGCCCAGCGCGCCCTGCAGATGCTTGGGCAGCGGCACCTGGATCTGGGGCGCGAAGCGCGCGCACTGGTGCGCTCGTTCATCTACGGCATGCGCGGCCGGCAAAAAGTCGTCTGGGTGCCCAGCCATATGGATGACCTCACCCTTGTGGCCACTGCCTCGGCGGTGGCCACCACCATCGACATCGAGAACATCGGCTACACACGGTTCAGCAACGGCAAGCCTGGGCGTCGCGATATCCGCATCGAGCTGTGGAATGGCACGGTGCTGATGCGCCGCATCACCGGCGCCATCGAGCTAGATGGCCAAACCGAGCGCCTGGCCCTCGATGCCGCGCTTGGCATCGAGATCCAGCCGGGCGACGTGGCACGCATCAGTTGGATGAACCTGTGCAGGTTCGAGGCGGACGCGCAGCGCATCGAGCATATGACCGATAGCGAAGGCGTTGCCGCATGGTCACCGGTATTCAAAGAGGAGCGCGACGATGAGTTTTAACAGCCGCGAGACCTCGCTGGATGCCGGCACGCCAATCCGCCTCTACGAGTTCCGCCGTGGTGTGATGCGCTGGCTGTACAACACCAGCGGCCGGGATATCACGTTCGGTACTCAGATATACCGCACGGTTCGCGGTGGCCTCTCCGACAACGGCATCCGCCAGAGCGGCGTTGCCAAGCAGGACAGTTTGATCATCACCGCGCCGGCCGACATTGAGGTCGCGCAGCCGTTTCGCAACAGCCAGCCCAGCGCGTCGATTGGGCTGATCATTTATGACATGCACTACGGCGAGAGCGATCGCAAATGGCGTTACACCGGCAACATCGCCAATGTGAGCTGGCCCAAGCTGGATACCTGCTCGATCACCTGCCAGGACATCGATGCCGAAATGAGCAGGCCAGGGCTCGTGGACACGCATAGCCGCACCTGCACCACGATTCTCGGCTCGCCCTGGTGCAAGGTCGACCTCAACCCGCTGCGCGTGGATACCGTCATCCAGTCGCTCACCGGCTCTGCGATCAGCAGCGGTGCCGTAGCGGCGTACCCGGACGGCTGGTTTACCGCCGGCTGGGTCGAGTGGTCGATCGGCTCTGGCGAATATGACCGGCGCACCATTGAGCAACACACCGGCAGCGAGCTGGTGCTGATGGGTGGCACATTGGCGCTCGTCGGTGGGCAGTCGATTCGTGTGTATCCAGGGTGCGATTTCACGGCCAGTACGTGCCGCGACAAGTTCGGCAATCTGGCGAATTTCCGGGGCCAACCGCAGATGGATGGCAAATCTCCGTTCGACGGCGAGCAGGTGTTCTGAGGAGCGAATATGGATCCGATTACGATCAACCTGATCATCTTGGCGGCCTCTTATCTACTACAGAGTGCCTTGGCGCCTAAACCAACAAAGCCGAAAGCCGCCTCGTTTGAGGACTTCGATTTTCCGCGCTGCGACGAAGGCACCGAGAAAGAATGGATTTTTGGGCAAGTGTGGACGAAGGACTGGATGGTGCTCTCCGTGCGCAATCAGCGCACCAGGGCGATCAAGTCGGAGGGTGGCAAGAAGTGAGTAAGCCGTTGATCGTCACCATCGAGCACCTGCATACCGTCCCCACCTGGACGGGGCGCACAGGTTTTTGCGCGCGGCAGTCGCGTGCGTTCTTCGCCGAACACGGGCTGGACTGGCTGGCCTTCGTGCGTGAGGGCATCGCGGCTGATGTGTTGCTGGCTACTGACAACGCGCTGGCCGCTCACCTGGTCGAGCATGCGCGGGTCGTAGAGGAGGCCGCCAATGGGCAGCAGCAATAAGGCGCAAACAGTTGGTTATCGGTATTCGTTTGATATCCACGGCGCCGTCGGCAAGGCGATCGACGGCCTGTTGAAGATCCGCGCTAGCGGTAAGACAGCATGGTCTGGCAATGCCACCACGACGCAGAGCTTCACGATTAACGCGGCCAATCTATTCGGGGGTGACTCGGGTGAAGGCGGTATCCAGGGCCGGTTCGATCTGATGATGGGCGATGAAGATCAGGCGCAGAACCCGCGCCTGGCCGCTGCCCTAGGCGGCAGCCTGGTGCCTAATTTCCGTGGCTTTGCCGGCTTCTTCTACAGCGGGCTGGTGACCTCGATCAACCCGTACCCGAAAACCTGGGAGATGTTGCGCTATCGCCGGCTCAAGGGCTGGGATGGTGAGGTGTGGTACCCGGAGACCTGCGCCATCGACCTGGCCAGCGGCGATGTCCGGGCGATGAACCCGGCCCACATCCTCTATGAGGTCTACACAAACCGCGAGAATGGCCTCGGCATCGATCGCTCTATGCTCGATGACGATGCCTTTCGAGCGGCGGCGCTGCAGCTGTACAACGAGGGTTTTGGCCTGTGCCTGGGCTGGAAGCGCAGCAGCGGCACGCTCGGCGATTTTCGTGACCAGATCTGCGATCACATCGCCGCGTACTGTGGCCCCGACCGCAACACTGGGCTGATCACGCTGAAGCTGATCCGCGACGACTACGACGTCGAGGATCTGCCGCTGTTCGATGAGGACAGTGGGCTGCTGAGCATCGAGAGCGATGAGACCAGCAGCGCGACGCTGGCACCGAGTCAGCTCTACGTAGAGTTCACTGATGCCATCACGGGTAAAACGCGCCGCGCGCGCGCCGTGAACCCGGCGATTGCCCAGGTACAGGGCGGGCCATCCACTGAAACGGTTTCGTTCCCTGGCCTGCCGGTCGGCGAGTTGGCTGCCCGTGTTGCGCAGCGTGAGATGCGTATCAAGGCCAGCAACTTGCGCCGTTACAAGGTGAAGCTGGACAGGCGCGCAGCTGGCATCGGCCCTGCTGATCCATTTCGCATCCGCTCGCTGGCCCGTGGCATTGAGGAAGTTGTGGTGCGTGCAGGGAAGATCGAGGACGGCACCCTGGATAATGGCGTCATCACTATTACGGCCGTGCAGGATGTATTCGGGCTGCCGGCGACGTCGTTCATCGTTGTTCCCCCGAGCGGCTATGTGCCGCCTGATCGGACGCCCTATGCCCCGTCCCTTCGGCGTGTGATTGAAGTACCGTATCGTGAAATCGCCGGGCAGATCGACGCGGCCAATCTGGCCCTGGTTGACGTCACTGCAGCGTGGTTCAGCACGCTGGCCGCCAGGCCGAGCAATCTCTCGCTGAGTTACACCCTGACGACTCGCCCCGGTACAAGCGGCTCATTCACTGAACGCGGTACCGGCGACTGGTGCCCGACTGGGCTGCTGGTTGCGCTGATGCCGATCGAGGCCGGGCCCACGGTGGTGACGCTCACCAGCGGCATTGACCTCGACGCCGTCAGCGTCGGCCAGGCGGCAGTGATCGACGACGAGATCGTGCGTGTCGACGCGATCGACCTCGATACTAATCAGTTCACCCTGGCGCGTGGCTGCGTTGATACCGTGCCGGCCCAACACGCCGCTGGTGCGCGCATCTGGTTCTACGATGGCTTTGAGGGCGTCGACGAAACCGAGTACACCAGCGGCGTTACCGTCCAGGCAAAGCTGTTGACGAATACGAGCGAAGGGCAGTTGGCCGAGGGATTAGCGGCGACTGATTCGTTGGCGTTGGTTGGGCGGCAAGGGCGGCCGTATCCGCCAGGTCGTTTACGCATTTCTGGTGCTGCATATCCGGCAGCGTTTAGCGGCGTTCTAGCGATCAGTTGGGCGCACAGAAGCAGGCCTCTACAGGCTGATCAATTGATCGATACGACCCAGGGTTCTATAGGCCCCGAGGCAGGAACAACATATAGCTGCCGGCTACTCAAGGCTGATGACGGTTTCGTGTTGGCATCGACGACCGGTATCACAGGCGATGGCGTGACCCTGAGTGCTGGTTATTCCGGCGATGTGATTCTGGAGGCATGGTCGTTGAGGGGGGGCATTGAGTCGTTCCAGCGAGCACGGCACCGTTTTGTTTATACGGTTCCGCCGGCAGGATCCCATCAGTATTGGCGGCTGCTCTACAGCGCATTGTCTGGTTCTGACTCATTCGCAGCTATTTCGGAGTTTCAGTTGCGCACTGCGGTTGGCGGGGCATCTGTCGCGGTTGGTGGGGTGGCCTCTGCATCGAGCCAGTACTCGTCTAGTTTCTCTGCAAGCCAGGCCTTCGACGGGAGTATGTCTACATCTTGGTCGTCGGTGAGTGGTGATACGGTTGGTGCGTGGTTGGCATATAAGCTGACAACTGCACTGGCTATCGTCGAGATTTCTTTGGGAGTGCAGAACACTAATAGCGGCGGCGTTCGGCCAGCGCAGATGCCTGGAGCATTCAGCATCCAATACTCAGACGATGGCATTACCTGGGCGACGGCCCAAACGTTCACAGGACAAACAGGTTGGGTGCATGGCGAGGTAAGGACGTTCGCCCTGCCTACGTGA